CCCCCCCCCCTGCCATATCATCAATCGTCTCCAAGGCGTGTTGAACATCACTATCTGACGGCCCAAGATTTTTCCCGAAATTCGTCGTATCAACTTCGATTGAAGCGGCGATCATCGGGTCGGTCTCTTCGACCTGGGAGACGATATCATCTCGGAGATAGCTGGAAAGAACGTCCGATGCCTTGGGCTGATACCAATAATAGATGTAGAAATTCTCTACTCGTGGAGCATAATTCAGAGTCACCAGGCCTCCCGAGCTGATACTCACCAGAGCGATTCTGTGCCGGGTAAACGGAATGGCTGAATCATAAAGAGGTTTTTTGTTCGCGTTTGTGATGTCGCCCAGGTCCGTAATAATCACGCAGGAAGGATCCCAGGCCCCAATTTGGAAGGTGGCATTCAGGACCGTGCCCGTAAGCTGGAAAGTCGTAGCCGCGCCGGTCCCCGTGAATTGTTCCTGGAATACCAAGGGCTGACTCGCCGCTGCCACTCTTGGGATATTGAATACCTGAGAACCCATTTAATCGTCCGTGAAATCCACTACCATCGTTTGATCCGAACCGCCCACAAAAGATACTGATGCTTTTATGGTCTTTTCAAACGATGTCAAAGAAAGGGGAATCCGATAATTCCCGGGCGTATTGAAAAAGAAGGTTTGCGGGATCACCAGTGTTCCACTCATATAAATCGGCTGATACTCATCTGTGGCATTGATATTCTTGCTGATTGCCGTAACCACAATCGTTGCAGAAGTACCGCTACCTTTGGAATATTTGCACAGTAAAACCGTGCCTTCCCGAGAGGCCCCACTTATATGGGTGACGACATTGGCGGTACACGGATCAGTTCTGGAAGAAGCTAAATTCGCCATTTAATTTGATTTCCCAGAATTGCCACCAGGAGGCATCTGCCCGATTCCCCCGGGCATCTGTACACTCATTTTAGGTAAGATTGCATACTTCACCTGAATGCCATGTGTCGCAGAGAGCATCATCTGAGCATCCAACATACAGTTGTACTTCTTGAGAACCACGTCGATCTCCAGACCGCAAGCCTGCGCCCGCTTGCTCGCCTCCAGGGGATCCCCCATTGCCGCTATTTCTTCCGCCCTCTTTCTTGCCATCTCGTCGCTCATCTGTTTTCCCTCCTCAGAGATTTTAGGGGGGCCGCCACGCCCCCGGTTCTTTACGTGGATTTATAGTCCACGAAGGCAGGGTTATCGAAAGTTAAGCTGATGTAAGCGACCGTAACGCCTCGGAAGCAGTCGTGGTGTAGAAGCCTCTCGGAATGCGCATCCATGCTTTGGACGCCGCAGCCGTAAGCAAGGTCACGCCGTCGAATACGCAATCCTGATCGAACTCCATGTGGGCCTGATAGGTATTACTCCCACCAGTAAACAAGAATGCTTCGCTCATCGCCTGACCTTGGCCAAGGACATCGAAAGCGATGAATTTGCATCGGCTAAAGAATGCCCTGGTGACCGTTGATGTGTTGCAGACTTCAAAGAAATACGGATAGCCATTACCGCTTACTCGTACCAGGAAGATGCAATCTTCCCAGGTAGTAACGGAGCCAGCGCCAAGGCTCACAAGGGCATTGGCAGCGGTCATAGAACAGGCTTCATTTCCAACGACGCAATGATCGAAATGGCAGTTACCAGTGGCCGTGACCGAAAGTGCCCGGAAGCCGGAAGCGGCACCTTGGGTATCATTCTGGGGAGCGGCCATGTGCATCCGATAGAAGGAATTATATGCACCAGTAACGGACCAGCCAACTAGCATTGTGGCACCGGCGCTTACTCCCTGGGTCACATACATATTGGCAAATAGATTTCCTTGACCACTTACGAGAATCTGCGGTGTACCAAAATCGGTAGCCGACATCATTCGGGAACGCTTGCCGAGCATAAGCGGAGGGGAGTTTCCGACGAAACTGGTCATATTCTCGGTAAAAGTCAGGGCAGACGTTATGCTTAACGCGCTACCACCGCTGCTTGACGTGGAATTGGGGGCACCTTGGAGCAGTATAATCCTGTCGTTTCTGCCAGTTGTGATTTTGGCTCGGGCAACCGCCAAGGTCTTGACGGCTCCATCCAATGAACTGCCATCGTTCCCGTCGCTTCCATTCGTCGGATCAAGATAAATCGTCCGACGGACGAGCGGATTGACTCCACCACCGATGATTGAATCAACCGTCAACTCGCCGATACTGATTTTCTCTTTCTGCATTGGAACTTCTCCTTGTCGTTACTCGGTGCGTCTGTGCTTCCCGGCCACCTACAGGTTAGATGAAACCCGCCGGCTCACTCTTTAATAACCGGCGGGGGATGGTAGCGGGACTGGGAATCGAACCCAGGTATTCCGTGGGTATGAGCCACGGGTCTTACCACTTGACGATCCCGCAATGGTTTAGAAACCGAAATCCACGATCTGGACGAAGAAATCGACCACCGCCAGCGTTACGCTGGTTGCATCATTGTTGTAAAGGGTCAGAACGCTCGCAGTCGTAGCCAGATACCCGACTCCCGTGGTGGTAATCAGGATATCCAACTCTCCCCTGGGCGTTGTGACAAAGCCGGCCGTCTCCAGCGTGGCTCCATCGAGTAAACCGTCCTGGTCAATTTCTACGGCCGCGGTCGTGAAGAGTCCCAGATCAACATCGGTAACTCCGGTATTGGCCGTGATGACTTTCATGTACGCAGATATGATCCAGGCGTTGGCGGGAAGATTCATAATCGCCATCCGTTTGGCGTTTGCCAGGTTGTTTGCCGTCGCGGTAAAGTCTACCCTTTTCTTGGCGACGAACACTCTGCCTTTTCCATCCCATGGGAGAGCAGTTCCCTCATAGGTTGTCAGATCGACATCGAAAGCCATGAGTTTTTTTCTCCTTTCCTTATGGGATTTAAAATCCGAAGTCTGAGCAGAGGACGAAGAAGTCCACTACCGCCTCGTTTATGGTGTCGGAATCGACATCATAAAGGGTTAGATAGCAATCCGTTGTGGCGAGATACCCAACGCCGGTGGAGTTCACCAGGAAGTTCAGGACACCCAGGGTAGTCGTCTTCCATCCGACGGTAGCGAACGACAGGGAATCCAGTAATCCGTCCGCGTCGATAACCGTGCTCCCGTCCGTATAAAGCCCCAGATGCGTATCGGTAATGTCCGTATCAGCGGTTATCACCTTGGCGTAGCCGGCGAGAATCCAGGTGTTGGCCGGGATCTTCATGATCGCCATGAGTTTTGTCGTGGCCAGATAGTTGGCCGACTGGGTGAAATCGACTCTCTTCTTCGCCACGAACATTCTTCCCTTGCCGTCCCACGGAAGCGCGGTGCCTTCATAGGTTGTTAAATCAACGTCAAAAGCCATTGTGTTGCTCCTTCTGATAGGTGGGGAAGAAAGCCCCACCTATTGATTCAGTGTGTAAGCGTGGAAGAAAGCCACGCCATGGTTTCTTACTTCCGGATGTAGAACATCCCCAGGGAAACGGGCTTCATGACCTTGTATCCGTAGACGTTCAGACCACGAACGAGGTCACCAAAGGTGCTCTCTGCCCGCAGGGTTTCCGTCTTGATCAACTGTGACGCGAACGTCAGAGCTGATTTGTGACCGAACGGAGCGTAGTAGCAAGTGGTGCTCGTCAGCGTGGTATCGGCCAGGGAATACAGGTTATTGGAGATGTAAATCGTGAACTCGTCAATCGATCCGATCCGGCCGTTCCTCATGGGCGTGACCTGGCCACTCACCAGGGCGTCTCCAGTCAGGGCAACGTCTTTCAGATCGGACTTCTTGATAAGTCCAGCCGCCCATGCGGGCAGCACCATCCACCGGTCGCTCCGGGGGATATTCTGCTCATCCAGCACCGAGCCCGCGTCCACGATCGCTTCGAGAACGTTGGTCTTGGTGAACTGGAGAGGCGCACCCACCGCACCTAGGGCATAGGAAACGGATTTCACACCGGCGGTATTGCCGTAATTGTATGCGGCCGCTCCGGAATAAAACGCTGAATCCGCCAGGATGCCCTGATCGATGCTGATGCCCATCTGATACCCGGCGTCCATCGTCCAGTCTTCGAACAGCCGTAAATCCGTCTGGACCTGCACAACATCGTCACAGGTGAATCCGAAATATTTACCTTTGTCGATGTTGAGCTCGACCGGGGTGCTGGTCGGGCGTTGATAATTGAGGTTCTGCCCGATCGTGTAAGTGTTAATAGTGATATCCGGGGTCGTGCGCACGATAACTTTGTCACCATACGCTTTGATCTCGCCTTCATACTTTTTGTTATCGCTAACTTTTACTGTTAGCTTCTAACGGTTTTCCCGTTAGGTCAGACTGTATCTTGTTCCGCAATTTATATTCGCGGAGCTCATCGTGCAGTCGTTGAGGATTCCTATTGTGTATCGTTGCCACCTGTTCGATGATTTCAAAATCACGTTCATCGTAATTGGCGCGTCCATAATTGCCATAAGCTAATTTTACCCATTTGGAATTAAGTCTCCGATCACAGAATTCTTGAATCAGCCTTGCTTCTGTTTTCTTACTGATTATGTAGAGAGATAAAATATTCAGCGCCTTCACTACTCTTTTAAGACCCTGAATCTTTATGGTCCACCTTGCCTTTCTCTGTCGGCCATTTGAACTCTTCCAAGAATTGGCTTGCTCGACAGATTGAAACTGAACATAAAAAGGAATGTTCGAGTTTCTTAAAACTTCTAGGCAAGTATCTATGATCGTTTTATCTGTGTTCGTTATGGCAATGAGTGGAGAGAACAGCAACGTCTCTCTTTTGGTCTGTTTGTGGAGCCGATGATGATTGATCGTAATACATCCTTCACCATCTATGATTCCACCAAACCAACACAACAGTCTTTCCTGCTGATTGACTCCCTGTATAGGAGATTGTTCCATAATTAGGACCCCTATCTTTTGAAGTTATTCCAGCATATAGATGAGTTTTACACCGACCATGAAGGTTTTTAATCGGTGTTGGCAATGTCGCCAAAAACCGTCGCGGAGTAAAATTTGACCAGGATCTTACCTGACCAAATCTCCGGGATAAATTTGCTAGAGCCCGTCACATTAGAGTAGGCGGGCTGCGGTGCTACAAAAGGGTAAGGCATTGTCAATCTCCTTGTTTATTCCAAGGAGCAAGACAATCAGACGACCCTCCCCTCTCTCTGTGCTGCGGTAATTTCGGCCTCAATCTGCGCTTGAAGAGCCGCTTGGCCTCTGTAAAGCCCCTTTGCTACGTTCGCGTAATATTCGCTGATGTCTTTCCTTGAAATGAGTTGTTTGGGTTGAATCCCTGGCGGCACACCCGGGGGCCCACTAGGAGGCGTGATTGCGCCTGCCCTTGGATTTGTGGGGACCGGTGGTGTCGCCGGTAAGGCTGGCGGAGTTGCCGGGGGTATCGCTGCCGGTGGCGTTACGCTGGGGAAAACCATTCTGAAATCTTTGATCATGTTGACGACCGATGTGCTATCGAATCCGGCCAGGGCGTCCTTGAGCATTTCCCCGCGAGTTTTGTTCGCGTATCTGTCTCGCTGGGAGAGCCAAGCGGGCCAGTTGGGGTCTTGCTGACAGGTCACTTGCCAGTCCGGGACTGTGGTATTCATGGCTACCATGAAATTGTCCTGGGCTGTCTTTGCTTTTTCCTGGTCGGCTGTTTTGAACCGGCTCTCGGTACTGGCCGTGATATTTGCCGCAGCCTGGTCAACGATCTTGGCTACGGCCTGGGCCACATCCGGGTATTGTTCCCGAAAAGCCTTGAGTGTCGGTTCTTCCGATGTCGTGATCATTTGCCCTATGTTCCCGGTAGGATCCGGCGCCGTGGTGAGGGGTGTTCCGGGCTGCGCGGGAGGGGCCGTCTTTGCGGATGTCAACTGATTTTGGAGATCAGAGATCTGATTTTCCAGGTAGGCCACGCGGTAACTTAACCGTGGCACTTCCGCGATATACTTCCCGTTGAGAGTTTGGTAACGCTGTTTCCAGGTCTCCAGACTATCTTCCAGGGGTAATTGCGCTGGGGGTGCCGCCACTTGCGGGGTCGCTGGGGGAACTGCCGGGGGCGCCGGAGGCGTATCACCGGGGACGGCCGGAGGAGTTGCGGGGGGTGTCACAGGGGGCACCGGGGGCGCGTTGGGGTCTGCCGGGGGTGCGAACTGGGCCTTGAACAACTCATCCGCTATCTTTCCTTGTTCTGCGACTGCATCTGGTACTGGCATATTTTCTCCTTAATTGGGGGCCCCCGGTTGGTGAGGCCGAGGGTCTCCCCGAACTTCAATCCCGCCGGGGCCATGGGTAGGTCTCCCGGTCAGGGTAAGACAGAATCTTATTTAATTGTCAAAGAGCAGACAGACTTAAAGAACCTGTTTCTTCGCTTTCGACTTCATTAAAATCAACTTCTTTACATCGAAATTCGATTCTCCGGGAGTCAGGACAAACGATGCCAGGCCCTTCTCTAGATATTCTTTATCGATGTAGGTATAGGTCTTACCCTTACCGGAAACTATTTTCTGAATCGATGGGCTATGATTCACTCCGATCAAATACGGATCTGGAGTTCCATTTTTATTTTCTGCGGCAAAGATAGCCAAGATCCATTCGTCGTTATTCGCTGGATTGCAGGCCTCAAAACCAACAATCACCAAGTATGCCCCGGAATGTACAGGCATAAAATCACCCGGCCATTTGGTAAAGTCCGGCAGAGATGCCGGAACCTGGTACGTCTTATCCCAGATTTTAAAATCCTTGGATGAATCTGAAATCTTCGCCACTGTGGCGCAGGAAAACAAAAAGAGAACAAGAAAGACCAGAACACAAAACTTCTTCATGGTAAATCCACCTTTCACTTCTTGCCGTTCAACATTTTCTGGACATCTCCCATTGGAATAGAGTTGGCCAAAAGATCATTTTTCGCACTACTCGACTTTGTACTCCCGAAAAAGAACTGAAGAACCATTCCGAAGCCAGAGGCCAGGGTGCCTAGGAGCATAAAGAGAACCGGCTGAGCATCTTCTACGAAAACGGTGGTACGCATTAAAGCATAGATGATAGCGAAAAAACCAACCACGACGACCCAGGCCAGAACGTAGAGATTGTAATCGGTATGACCTGTCGCCTTCTCATGTTCGATCTGGCGGGTACGGGCGCCCGCGACATCTGCCAAGGCGGCCATGAACTCTTCTTTGTCCGCTTGCCGCATGGCCATCTGGAAATTATAATCCAGCGCCTTTGCCTTTAGGGCGAAGTCGGGATCGGCACTTATGGCAGCGTGGATCTCATCCGGAGTCGGGTCTTCTTTGGTAATCCCGAGCATCCCGGCCAACACCTTGACGCCCATGCCGATGGTAGCTCCCGCTGGTCCACCGATCGCAGCTCCGACCATCGGGGCCGCTCCAGTAATTAATTTAGCAATATCTTGCCAGGTTGCCATTATTTCCTCTGTGCATATTTGGGAAGAAAAATTACCTGCTGAGGATGTCGAGAATCGGTAGCTGTATCCGCATGAAGCCAAACATCCCCCACTTCTATCCGGTTGAATTGCGCCAGCAAGAGGCCAAGCAAGACGAACCGCTTGTGCGAATCCGTGCAGGCAATATCTGCGGCCTCTCCCACTTTCTTGTCCGTGGTCAGGTGGGCCGAATCCGGTTCGCCTCCAACTTCGGCATTGTGCTTTTCACATCGGCACACACAATTCAGGGTGAGTCCTTCTTTAAAAACCGCAAAGTATTGATCCCGGACCACCTGTAATTTGCACATTAGCGTCAAACTCACCAGATCGATGCCACAGCATTTGCACTTCACTTCTTCCCGAGAGAAGTTAGCCGTGATCATATTACCCACTTGCATTGTTCCCATCTTTTCCTCCCCCCACTAAAATATCTATGGCCTTCTTCAAACACTCTTCTGCGTTGAAAAATGCCCTATTGCCTTCGGCTGACATATTTTCCATAGTAGGAAGATATTTTTTTTGCGCCCGCTTGAGCCAACCGGAAGCGCCATGCAATTTATTCAGGAGAATCGCTTCCTTTTCCGTCATTAAAATTTTCCGGTAAAAAGCCACTTGGCTGCTACGACAGCTCCCGCCCCAATAAAACCGAACATTCCCGATACCGTCATGTTGCTTGCTTTGTTTTTCTGGACCATCGTAAAAATATCTTGCGTGTTCTGTAAATTGACCATCAACAAGTCAAATAAAATATTGTGTTGTGTCTTATCGTCTGCACATGAAAACGTTGCCTTATCTGGCAGCGGTAGTTTAATTTGTTCTCGCTCATCCATCAAAAAATACGCTATCGGCTACATCGGCCCCGATCCTTTCCGGTTATTTTATTCATCCATGCAATCAACTACGGTTGCGTTTGCAGTCCCTCCAGCCCATGCCGGGGTGATCGTGAAAGAACCAACAAAGTCCGGAACGGGAAGAAGGAAATCAAGATTCCCGGTCACAATTTTGTACGTCTGCGCAGTCACCGTAATTTGATCGGTCGCGGATATAAAGACCGGAGCATATGTATCCGTGCTTAAGCCTCTGTCTGCTTTTGGCACATAGGCAACCGACAGGGTAACGTAAGATCCACCAGACCCTGGGGTATGTTTAACGAGTACCCTCACCCCTTTTTTGGTCGCCGGGCAGACATGCGTGAGAACATTTGTCCCAACCGGATCTGTTCGGGATGTTAAAAGATTCGACATGATTTACTCCTATTGATCCATAAAATCGATGACGCAAACGCTGGTATCCCCACCCGTAAAGGTAGGAGTAATTTCAACCGCAGCCGCATAATCCGGAATTGGAATCGGGATCACAAAGTTTCCCTCGGGAACCGTGAAGGTCTGGACCGTTACCGTAATTCGGTCAGCGACAGCCAGAAAGGACATTTGATACAGGTTTGTACTTAATCCCTTATCTGCTTTCGGCAAAAAGGCGATGGCAAGGCTTATTGTCGAATTCCCATTCCCGGCGGTATATTTCACCAATGCCATCGTGCTATTCTTGATGGCCGGGCAGATATGGGTCACGATGCCGCCCGACACCGGATCGGTTCGAGACGTGAATGAATTGGCAGCAGGCATGACTACTCCTTATGACTTCTTTCGATCCACATAATGCGTAGGACCGGCTACGGTATGGCCACCACGGGGACCTGCCTTGGGCACCACGGCGACATGTTTATATTCGCCTGGGGCCGTCTTGACGGTTCGCCAGCGTTTGGCGCCCCCTCGGGCCTTGATTTCTTTCTCGGGCATGATTACGGACCCTCTTGTTTACTTCCGGGCATCTGTGTGCCTTCCGGACCCTTGAGCGCGTTGATACCGGAGAACTCACGGGAGCCCTTCAGCTTGTCGTTCGGGGCGTAGGTGTGTTTGGGCAGGCCACCGCTTTTCTTGGAGTCGTGCGCAGCCACGGTATCCTGTTTGACTACTCCGCCGGCGGGCAGACTCGCGCTGTAGGGTTTGGAGGACTGTTGTTTGAACACGCCGCTTTCTTTACTCCCGCGGCCACCTTCGACTGAACTGATTTTCACGTCTGGCATGGTACTCTCCTTTTGGGCTTAGATTCTTCGTATGGGTACAGCAAAACAAAAGCGGTATGACGAAAACAGTTTTCTCCTGGATTCAATCGGGCCAATGGCCTACCACAAGTTTTACAAAGGCGCTTTCTTCTCATTTTTCCCGGCCAACTTATCGAGTTCTTCCATGGCCCGTTCAACTCTAAGTTCTTCAATTATTCCATCCACAGCAACGGCCTTGCCCGCATGTCTCTCGATCTGATCTTTTGGCACTCGATGAAACGTACCGCAGATATTCGCCAGCTTCATCTTGAGATGTTCCCGGACGATCTCAAAATCCGGGTTGCCTTGAAGACTGAAGACTGCTTTCCAAAAACGCTCGTCCATGCGTTACCTCGCGTTGAACTGGCGAAAATCTTGTCCCTGAGATGGTTGCCCACTGACATCAAGTGCCCGGGCATTTGGCTGCGACGGTTGCCCCATATTACCCGGTTGTGGTGCCCCGGGCTGTCCCGGGGCTGGGGGTATGGGGTTCTCGGGGTTATCTGGTAATAGTTTGTCCGGATCAAGATCAAGGGCCTTCCCTGCGTCTTCCAGGAGATACTTCCGGCCCTGTTTGCCCATGATGGCCGCATCCATCGGATTATTGGTCATCTGTAAGAATTCGGTTCTACGAATGGCTTGCTGCTCCTTGGCGATCAGGCTCGCCGATCCTTTGGCATTGATGGCGTAATCCGGGATGATACCGATGTCTTTCTCCGTCTCGATGGTCAATTCGAATTGGGCGGTAACAGAAGGTTCGATAATCTTCCGATCGATGCTCTTGATCACGGCCTTGATTCCCCGGGAGGCCTGGCTAATCAACATCGACATGCCCGAAGCGGTATTTCCCCCACCGCCTACTTGTGTGTCGCCATGTGCATAGGCGGGGATTCCGCAATACTCGTCAGCCTTCTTATTGAAGAACTCGTAAGCGTTGATAAGTCGCTCGGTGACGATTGGGGGTGCCCAGAACGTAACGGCTGGCGTATTGAGCATTGCCTCATTTTTCGTGAGCCAGACGCGCCAGGGCCAGATTTTGGTCGCTTCCCCGGGCGATAAACGGTCCGAATCAACTTCGACTTGGGGACCACTAGCGATACCGATGTTATGCAGAATGGCCCGAAAACATGCATTACAAGCTCTTTGAATATCGGCAATAAGCTCTGGTAGGCCGTCTCCCCAAAAGACGCCTGGGATTTCTTTGAAACTGGCTTTGTAGAATGCTTTTTTACCGAGCGGGTTTTCATTGAGTGTCGCCTTGATGACGTGCGCACCGATCAGCCACGCCACGATATCGTATTGTTTTAGGGGTTCGATCCCTTTATCGTGCATCCCCCAGTCGACGAGAAGGCTGCCCGGCACGTTACCCCAATATTCCAGGCAGTCGATTTTCTCGTTCATCCACATGGACCATTGCTGCTTGACCTGGATCTGCATCAGCTCTGCGGCAATTCGGGTCCACTCACGCAGGCCATTCCGGGCGTGTTCCGCGAGCACGGCATCAATCTCATCATCGTTAAATCCCGGTAAACCTTTCAGCTTTTCGAGTTGAGATCTACGAATCGAAATCTTATCGATGAGGTCTCCGTCGTTGATGTCGATCGAATCGACGGCCGGGTAGATGTTCCACGCGGAACGCCATTCATATTTCGCAATCTGCTTTTCCTCATACTTGATCTTGAATCCTTTCGACTCACCACTTTGCTCGACTGTCTTGACGGTCTCCATCCGTTGCACCGGGCCCTTAATGAACCCGGCCTTTAGCTGGACGATATCAGTCAAGCACTCTTCCAGGGCCGCATACCACCCGCCCTCGATCAGATCGTCATCAACGTGCGACTTTAGTTTCTCCGTCACGTCTTTGGAGATCTTCTTGAGCATATGGTCCATCTCGGCTTCGAATTCGGGTAGCATCTGCCGGACCATGGAAAAGGCCTGAGTGGGATCAATTTGCTGGCCGGACTGCGCGGCCGTCATCATCAAAGAAGAGAATGTCTCTTGAATAAATTTGCTCTTGATCTGATTGATGACTGACTGGGGCAGATCCGGTTCCGGGGTCGGCTCGATGTCCCAGGGATTGTCATTGGGCTGGATCAGGACTTCCTTGATCCAGGCAATGGCCGACCGGCATTTCGCGTCCGTCAGCATGGCATAGATAACCGGCGCATCGACCTGTTGAATGGCTGCCAACACGTCAGGCTCATAAATTCCCTGGACCTGTCGAAGATTCATCAACATCTTGTCTTCGATGGGGATCCGGGCTCGGCAGGCGTTCCACCAGACTTTCCGGATGTGGCCCGCCAGAAGCTTTGTGGCGGCTTCCTCTATTTGCTGAACGCCAGCCACTTCTTCATCTTTTTTATTCTTGGCCGCCGTCACCTGAGCCGGGGTCTGAATCGCAACCAGGCCAAGGCCAGAAGATTGCGGGCCGCCCATAGAAGCCGGGCCCCCGGGGGTAGATGCCGGACTTCCCGGGTTGTTCGTCATTGGAGGAGCCATTGGAAGATAGTCGCCAGCAGCCATGAATTATTCCTTTATGCCCACGCCTGAGACGGCGGAGGCGTTTGACTTACTGCCCCACCGGTAGCGAATCCAGACTTCTCGTACATCCTCATTCCCCGCTCGATCGCCATCACGGCATACTGAAGAGCTTCGTGGGGATGCGAGCAAGCGTTCTTCTCGGCCGCATCGGAGTATATTTCCTCACCCGAGATTTGAAGGCGGCGCCTCTTGTACTCTCCATTGAACCCTTTGCGCAATAATTTGCAGGATGGATCTAGCTGCAAGGCAGGCCCGCCCTCAACCTGTCGAATAAGAAAATTGTCAACTGAGCTAAACCGCGGCTCCAAGGCATTCGTCCACGCCTGTTTCACATTGAAGCCACAGTTTTTTAATTCGATGATGCAGGAAAGCGTTTCGTCGATCTCAGACCGATTCCGCCCGGCCGGGTCACAACTTGAAATATGTTTCCATCCGGGATAGTTCCCGTTTAGAAAAGGCTTCACAACGTTCTGCGCCAGGGTCCGGATCCCCATCTCGGTAGCGCACAGCTCATGCAGGATATTCAGTTTACCTTTGGGGGTGTACTGGAGGAGTACACAAGCTGGCGTCAGGCCGAAGTCCCAACCGAGAATGAAAGGTAGGCCCTGAATTGGCTTAATTGTCTCTTTAGCACAGTGTACGGAGTCAAGGTAATTCGTGTAGATAACCTTACCTTCCCGAACGTACCCATACTGGCCATCGACATAGACCGAGATGAACTGGGAATCCTTGCCGATGCAAAAATCTTGATAATAATTCCGGGGAAGGTGCGAAAGATTTTCAGCGTTAGGCCCTCTCCCCGACGGTTGATGAAAGTAGGCATACTTCTCCTGGAAGATGAAATTATTTGGAAGATCTTCGACGAACAACTTATAGAACCAATGATCGGTGTCGCAGGGGTTCGTGTCGGCGATTATCCCGGCCCAGGTTGCCCCGCCGTCCTTCATGGCCGGGTATTGGTTGATCCGGCCGTCCATCGTGTCGAAGATGATCTTGGGGATCTCCCGGAGTTCGTTGAAATAGGCACCGGTGACTTCCAGGGAGAGAAGGTTTTTGACGTGCTCGGGCTTGTCCAGGGCCCGGAACATGAACTCTGATTCAAGCATGGTCCCATCGGGCAGCGGGAAGGACATTTGATAATCGGGGTTGGGGTTCTGCCTGTAATGCCCAAAATATTCAGGCGGGAACCAATCGAGGAACGTCTTGATGGTGGTGTCTTTCAACTCGGGGTAAGTGTTCCTCACCACTGCCCAACGGGTTTTTCGGATTCCACGCGAGTTCGGCTTTTGCTGAAGCGATCTTCGATACAGCTCAAAGCAAGAAGCACTCGACTTACCACTGCGGAACGGGCCCACAATTACGCGAATCCGCTTATCGCAATTGGAAAAGTTCCGCAGGGTAGGCGCATCGGAGTAATCAAAATTTACGACGTAGGGTTCTGCCATTATCTTCCCGTGATATTCACGATGACCATCTGACGGCCCCCCCCGGAGGATCCGCGCTCTTCTGGAGGCACCGCATCTGCTTCTTCCTGTTGCTGCTTCATCTGTTGCTTTTCGTGAATCCTCGATACGATCCTTCCGCGCAACCTTTCAATAACTTCGAGTCGGTCTTCGGTGCTTTTTGTGCGCACACCCAGGGTCTTCACATATTCGGGGTCGATTTTAAATTTCCCGGGTTTCTCCGGATCTACAATGAAGATTCCTTCCCGGCCAAACTCAATCTCGGAAATCAAACTGTCTACGATCGCCAATACTTTTTTGTCCCGCAGACCATCTTCTTGGTCCCGGATTCTTCCCGCCCAGTCCCATATTTCTGCCCACTCCCGAATCCCCTTCTCACCAACACGAAAATTCCTGGCCTTGGCGACCTTGTCGAAGGACCGTTCCGGCCCCATATTCAGATATACTTGGAAGGCTTCTTTCTGGAGCCTGGTTTCAACTTCTGGAATGACGATGGGGGCGGCCGGGGGAAGAACGGGGGAAACAATCTGGACGCTCGGAGAAAGAGTTATCCCCGAAGTGAAGGCAGGCGGCAGAGCTGTTTGATTAAAATGATTTACGCTTTCGCCAGTTGCGGACATCGAGACCTCTTATATGCCCGTTTAAGATGCTGATATGTTGCCCGCCATCCATTGCAAACGATCGTCAGGCTGGCCGCCTCTTGCCGATATTGCGGGCCACCATCGAAAATGCCAATAAAAACTTTCTGGAGACCATGAAAGATTGCCCGATAAGCCCCCTCCCCTACTGTCGTGTCATTGACGGTCTTCCGGTATGCCTCTCTCCGAATTTCCCTCGCCCTCGTTCCGTTCATAAAATCCTCCCAATCGAAATAATCCCTATCGATGCCCCCATGCCCCAAACCAGGAACCCGATATCGATTGCACCATCCCAGAAAAACGGCTGACCTTCCTCTTTAGGATCGAGCCAGACTTCTTTCGGAATCATGTAAACGAATCCGGCACCTACTCCCCACCAATAAACTCCCAGCAGGGATTGAGACACAAAGCAAAGGACCGCTCCCAAGAGAAAATGCCCGGCCTGAGCAAGAAACTGCGTCGATAGCATCCATGAACCCATTAGAAATAAACCATTGGTGTATCAAACTTACCACAATATGAATCCATTCTACAACACTTGATGTATTTTTCAACACCATTATTCCGTTTTCGCGGAAAAATACACTAAAAAATTTTATGAACCACTTCCACCTGATAAACCCAAGACGTACAAACAGGCACCCCATACACCAAAAGTGAACCCTTGACCCCCTACACTCACCGCAGAAGCCAGAACTTGATGCACCCACCTACCCATATTCACCAAAATCTACAGAAAAAATTTATAATCGGAGAAAAACCATAAGAGAGATTCACGTGCTTGAGAGGGGGCAAACTGGGCGGCCCCCCCCTTCCTAATCACCCAGGTTGATGACTCATGCCCCTGGCTCTGCCTGTACTTGGTTGCGCTGGTTCGGGATGAGGCCGGGCTGCACGATCTTCCGTGCAGAGTTTCATCCGAAACTCTTCCTACAGATCGCTTCGCCCGTCAACATCCCTCGCAAGGCGCCGGGAGCTCGAAGCTGCACATGAAACGAGAAGCCATTAGACGGGTGTTTAGGAAAAGGACCAGGCAGGCATAAGGGCCCAAACAAGCCCAGGTATAGGCGGGTTTGTAGGATCGATGAACCTGGAGGGTTTAAGGAGCTCGCCTTTCTGAAAGTTGACCATAACGGTGTCCATAATCAACCTTATCAGACCTTATCTGAGAACATATTTTAGCTTAACTATCATCCGGAAATAGAGCTCTCCTGGGCCCGGGCTCCAGCTGATCTACCAGCCAGTGACAGACATCCGGGTTAGTATGAGTCAAATGAGTCAAATGAGTCAACTGCGAAACTTTTCTTCGCACCTCTGTGTCTTTATGGTCTTTCTCTCTCTAATTTCAGTCTTTCTTAAATAATTTCACTCAGACTGTAATTTGTACAGTATATATTAATATATTCATATATGTTAGTTGAAAGGTGTGCAATTATTGAGCATACTGTGCAATTTTCGTCACCCCATCTTGAAATACTTGGCATGAATTTCTCGTTTAAATTATCACTCGTATTATCACTCGTATTATCACTCGTATTATCACTCGTATTATCACTTGTATTATCACTGCTATTATCACTCGTATTATCAAATTATGGGAGCTCCTATTCGATTTGATAATAGTGGTGATAATTAGGGTGATAATTGGGTTGATAATAGTGGTGATAATCGTAGTGATAATATGGGGTTAAAGTGACCACTATATAAATATATATATAAAAGGCTTCTTGAAGTAGCCTTTTATATATAATTATTTATGTAGTATAAATACTACAGTAGTATATATATGGGAATAATATTCTCATTTTCTTATAGTTTAAGTATATGATTTTATATAGTATAAATGTCTTATAGTATTTATACTACACTATTCATATATACTGTAGTAAAAAGAATACACATTCTTTATATATATTATATATAGAAAAATACTGGTATAATAAACTATTGATATTATACAAGTATATTTATATTGACTTTTGGTGTATTTTGGCATAGAATATGCTTTATGATAGATGAATTTTGATTAATAAATAAAGCGGGAGGGGAAAATGAGTTACACGAAAGGGCCATGGGAAGTTAAGTTTAAGCGTGATCAAGGTGCCACGATAATGGCAAATGATGGACACGGTAAAATTGCCAGCGTGGTTGTTCGGTATTCCAAAACCGATAATCTTGCCGAGAATGCGGCCAACGCCCGCCTTATCTCCGCCGCACCGGATCTCCTGGAAGCACTGAAAATTATCGCAAATGCAGAACGCAAAGATGGCCGCTATGATAAATACGATGCTGCAGGTCTTGTTAAAATTGCTCAAAAGGCCATTGGCAAAGCGGAGCCCGGGAAATGAGTAAAAAGCTTAATGGGATTGGTCTTATTGCGGCTGGGGTTTTGGGCGCGTCTCTAGTCTCGGGTGTGATGAATTACTGTCAACGAGAAACACCAAGCGACAAAATGATTCGTATTGTGAGGAAAGTTACCAGGGATATGAGGCTTACCGAGAAAATAGAATATTGCGGAACCCTGGAAAGCAATTCTCCTTATGATCAATGCTTTAGAGAGATGCTGAATTCTGGAAATTTGACAGAGGCAACGCTTAAAGGATGCGATAAGTTTGAAAGAAACTCCCCTTATGACAACTGTATGGATCAAATCTCAGAGGATTTGAAGATAGCGGAAAAAACCGCAAAAAACAAGGAGACCAAGTGAAGGGCCTCATCACCAAGAAAGACTTTTTCATGGTCCTGAAAGAAATGGGGGTGATTATCGCTTTGAGGTTGCTGTTTAGCGGGCAGCGCACGGCTCTAAAAATTCTATGGTAGGGAGGAAATATGTTAGTCGTTTTGGTAGCTCTTTTTGTTTTTGTCAGTCTCGGGCTGGTTGCTGTGGCCTGCGTGGTGGTGGGCTGGAAGAGGTTAACAAATCGTGATTAGGATCTGTTGCGTTTGCCATAAAATCATGGGGACCAAGCCGCCGTACTGGGACTTCTCCATCACCGGCGGATTATGTGAACGATGTTTCTGGATCGAGCTCCAGAAGATTGAAGCATATCACAATCATAAAGGGGGTGATAACGGGAATGTCAATTAACGCCGTCATCCAGGTAAAACTCCGCACGTGTGAGGAGCACGATAACACGATTATTGTCTTTGCCGGGGACTTTTGCCCGATGTGTGCAGCCCTGGAGGACTTGAAAGAGGCCACCGAAGATCTAGAAGAACTTTTCAATAAAGATAACGATTCTCATGGAACAATGCGGGCCATTCTGAAACCGACGGAGGAGAAACCAATGGAGTCAACATGAAAACCTTAACGGGCATTCTAATGGCCGAGATGACTTACATCATTATCGCCATGCAGGGATACGAGACCCTCATCGTGGGTTGTCTTTGCCTTGCCTGGATGATGGAAAGAACGGAGAGGAGGCCATAACGAGATGCACTTCATAATTGAATCTATGCGGCCTTGCGGCCACAATCAACGCGAGATGATCGACGCCAAGAGCCAAGATGAGGCCGTCAAAATCGGGGAAGACCATTCAAAAGACATCTGCGACGGCTGTGCATTGATACACGTGTTGAAATGGCGGGCATTCCACGGAAAGGAGCCAAACGCATGATGGAAAATCTTGAAAGAGCGATTGTCATGATGGAAGCGGCCGGGGACGCTATCCGGGGAAACAACCGGGAAACAGCTCTGGCATACCTGGAAGACGCGAGCGATTGCGTCAAAGATGAACTCTTTAGGTTTGGAGACCGAGAGGAGGAAAGAGCCAAATGCAATTTGTTGACCATTTAAGGGCCGGCTTTCCTGCCTTGTGGGTACAGACAAGCGAGCCTACCAGGACAATCAAAGAATGGGGAGATGAGGCCGCCAAGATAGGGTACAAAATCTACGGATGGGACTGCAACTCCGGCATAAAATCGGGAAGCTTCCATAAGGAAGAGCCGGATCCGCTTAAGGCCGTTAATTTCTTGGCCAGCGCCCAGGATGGAAAGGCTTTGATGTTCCTCCAAAATTTCCACAAGTACATCAAAGCAATAGATATCATCCAGGAGATTTTAAACCTTGTGGACGTTTACAAGGCCAACGGCCGAACGGTTGTAATCTTGGCGCCCATAGTAGAGATCCCCGTGGAGCTCGAAAAAGTTTTTACCGTTCTGGAATTCGATCTTCCGGATAAGCCCACCTTAAAAAAAGTGCTCATGTATATGGCCGAATCCGGAAATCAGACCTTTCCGAATGAAGAGGCAAGCGAAAGTATTCTTGAGGCCGCAAAGGGGTTGACCTGCTTCGAATTCGAAAACGCTTTAGCCCTCTCCCTCGTCGAGACCAAAGCCTTCACGCCAGCCGCAATCATCGAGCAGAAAACCCAACTGATCAAAAAGAACGCCTCTCTGATGCTGGAGAACTACGACGAGACCCTTGAGAACTTGGGGGGCCTGGACAACCTTAAAGGCTTTTGCTTGAAGGTAGCCAACAGCCCGCTTTCAAAGGGAGTGCTTTTGCTTGGGACTCCAGGTACAGGGAAAAGTCATTTTGCCAAAGGTCTGGGGAAAAAGCTCGGAGTGCCAACGGCAGGCCTCGACTTTGGCCGAATGTTCGGCTCGCTTGTTGGCGAGAGCGAAGGGAGAATCCGGGAAGCTTTGAAAGTTGTCGATGCCTTTTCGCCTTGTGTCCTTTTCATCGACGAGATAGAGAAAGGCCTTTCGGGAATTCAATCATCCGGACAGACCGATGGAGGCACGGGAAGCCGGGTATTTGGAACATTTTTAACGTGGTTGAATGACCATAAATCCCGCGTCTTTGTTGTGGCTACCTGCAACGATATCTCGAAGCTACCACCCGAGTTTACCCGGGCTGAAAGATGGGACGCCATTTTCTTTGTGGATCTACCCACGGCAAAAGAACGCAAGGTGATCCTAGATATGTACCGGAAGCAATTCAAGGTCAAAGGGGAGCCTACATCAACGGAGGGATGGAGCGGGGCAGAGATTAAAAGCGTGTGCCGTATTGCCGCTATGATGAATACCACGATCCCGGAAGCCGAACGCTTTGTCATGCCCTTGTCAAAATCCATGTGGGAGAAGATACAGGGATTAAGGGAATGGGCCAAGAGCCGGACCATCCCCGCAAGCCTGGAAGTCGAAGAAACCGGACCGATTATGATCCGGCGAGTGAACTAAATGGATAGAAAGCAATATAACCACGAATATTACATTCAACACCGTGAACAATGCACGAAGAGAAATAGGGATTGGGTAAAAAATAATCCTGAGAAGGCGAGAAAGATTCAGAGAAAATCTTATCGTAAAAATCGTGTGAAACATCTTGTAAGGACCAATAAAAGAACCGCAGGATATTTTAGGAAATGCCTAGACCATTATGGTTATGACTGCGAAATATGCGGTTCAACGAAAGATCCGTGTATGGATCATATTGGGGGAAATCGTGGTGAAAGTCCAGAGTGCGGTACTGCTTTATGGCTTTGGCTTATCAAAAATAATTTCCCCCCGGGTTTCCGAACGCTTTGTAATCTTTGTAACATCAAAGATGCACATACTCGAAGAAAGAAAGGAGTAAAACCGTGAGCCATGTAACGATTATAGATTTACAAATAAAAAGTATGGAAGCCCTGAAGGCTGCTTGCAATCGTCTTGGTTTAAAATTCATGGAAGGCCAACAGACTTACAAGTGGTGGGGCTGCTGGGTTGGAGATTACCCCATGCCAGAAGGGTTTTCGGTTGCTGATCTTGGAAAGTGTACTCATGCCATTAAGGTTCCGGGAGCAAATTATGAGATCGGCATAGTTGAACGAAATGGAAAAATAACGATTTTATGGGACTTCTGGCAGAGTGGTGGATTAGAAAAGGTTTTGGGCAAAGGTGCAGGACTTTTTAAACAGGCCTACACGATAGAAGCCACCAAAATCGAGGCACGCCGAAAGGGTTATAGCGTAACCGAAAAGAGAACGATGTTGGACCGGGTACGCGGGGCCCTGGGGATGCAACAGGTTGAAGGCGTACGCCTCACTCTGAGGAGGGGGTGAACCAATGCCAGAAGAGATTATCGTTGAAGTGGACTTTGAGGGAAACGTCGAGGTACGGACCCAGGGGATGAAGGGCAAAAAATGTCTTCAGGCCTCCAAGTTTATCGAAGAGGCCTTGGGAACCACCACGGGGATCCGGAAGACCGCGGACTTCTATGCCGATGAGATCCCGGAGAAGGTGCGGGTATCAAATAATGGAAAATGAAGAGCGGATTGACCTTTCCGTATTGCCCAATGGCCAGCTTATCACTGACTGGCATGATGCGCAGATCGCTAATTTGCTTTGCGATATCTGCAAGGATTGTGAAGGGTGGAAACATCCCCAGCACAAGATTGATTGTTTAGTTTCCTCCCGCTTCTGCGGGTGAAAGGAGAATCATGAATTTCAAAGACGGTGTTTTAATGACGTTGAACGTCGGGAAGTGGGGCGGGGCCAAGAAGTTAACCCCGGAAGATTTGAACTTGAACGAAAGCGATATCCCTCAATTCATGCACTTGGGACGCAAGATGTTAATTCCGGAAGACGAAAAGAATATTTTCACGCAGATCGAAAACAATGCCCGGAAATTCTTGGAGCGGTATTCTTTTGCTTTCCCGGTTGGCGCCGCTCGTTTTGTACCCTTGAAGGCCCTGATCTTTGTGGACACGGAACTCCAGAAATACCAGCACGCCTTCAACACGGCCGCTCAGTCATTCCTTGATCGGTATGATTCAATCAGGGAGGAAATGTTAACTGCTTACCCCGCCTACCGAGAACGACTTGAGCCCTATTACCCCGCTCAGGAGCACATCAAGGGCAGGTTTATTTTCGGCTGGAACGTATTCGAGATTAAAGAGGCCAGCATTGGGGACAAGCAAAGCATCCCGGAATATGTCGCAGCGTCCCAGGCAGCCTTCGAGAAATTCAAGACGAACCTGGAAGAGCAGTTCAACGGGTTCCTGGGTGAAGTGGTCACGGAGATGCGGCAGAACATCATTGAGTGTTGCAATGGCCTTGCCGAGCGGATTAAAGCCGGAGAAGTGGTCAAGGCTCAATCTCTCCAGGCGATCAAGTCAATGATGGACCGCTTTTCGATGATGAACTTTGTGGGAGATACAGCCATTGAGGAAAAGCTGAACGAGATGCGCGGATTTATGAACGGGAATTCTCCCAAAGATTTAGCCCACGATCTGAAGCAACCCGAGAATGAGGAGTTAAAGAAGCAACTGGGAGACCTGGCCGCCGGCATAGCAGCCGAGGCCGCCAACATCCCGAACGACATTAGCGCCATTACTGGGGGATATAAAAGGAAACTGGATCTCACCTGATGGACTTCTCGCGCCTGCGATTCAGGAAACCGAAACCGAAGCCAGGGCAGCCGGGATTAAAACCGGTTGCCCTCATTGGGCCTGAGAAGCCCCAGGTTAGGGAGGTCCATCTGTATTGGCTAGATTCTATGGGCAAGCATCACCCGGGCAAGCTGACGCTGTATGGTGGATCGGAGCCACGGATAAAATTGGAAGGCGCCCTGGAGGTTCCGCTGGACACGCCCGGCCGGGAAAGATAGCGGGGTCCGGGGCATCCCCGCTTAATATTTCGTAATTCCCAGAAGTCTATTTTCCCTCTGTCTTCTATCACCCTCCTCCTGAGCTTTCTGTCGATATTCCTCTTCACAAGCATCTGTCCATAGCGGATCTACAGAATAGACATTCGAGATGTCTCCAGATGAACTCCGGCCCTGTACGGTTTTATCGCGTACCCATTTTTGCTTTGGACATTCTTGGCGAGCTGGACTATCGGTCTGTTGAAAAGATTTTAAATCTTTGGTCTCTTTCTTCATAAGACGAGGATCACGATCAGAAAAGTTCAGGACACCGTTCTTATCGGTCCAGGTGTAGACCTCCCCGGCAAAACAGAAAGATGGAAACATAATTAAAATGGCTATGATTGTCTTCATGGGAGACCTCCTGATTATCGTATCGGCTGGAACGGAGAGAACTTTAGGCCCCTTTTTCCCAAATACGAACCTCACAAAACTATCCCCTGCCCTTCTCTTATATTTATCTACTTTGATGCCGATACATGAATAGGACAGGATTATCCCATTTCAAAATCAATAATGATTTCCGTCAGTTAAGATATATTATGTAAACTTGGGGAATCTAGTACCAATATGAACTAAACAATCCTAAAACATGGTAAACACTCTCCTTTAGTCTAAATTACTAAGAAACGAACGATCTAAAATGATACCAGAGAACTCTTGCTTTTTCGCGACCCATGCCTTTAGGGATTTTTAACTCCGGTATGACGCCATACTTAATGTAAAGTCTCAGGAGCCGTCTGGAGTAAATCCTATCCTGCCCTTCCAGGCTGTCCGTCCATTCTGCCGCTTGACGGAGACCCATCAAATTCTTTTCATGACGCGAATCACCCGGCCGGTAATTTGAACTTGTGGAAGAGCTATGCCCAAATTTATATTCATGGCCGGGTATGATCGGTTATCGTTTATCATATCAATTCCCCCGTCCATCCGGTGCATCACGCGACGGATTTTGATTTCGTCGTTGATCCGGAAGGCGTAAATACCATCTCCTTCGATATTCTTGATTCGCTTATCAATCAGAAGCAGATCTTGATATGTAAGTGTCGGTGTCATGTTGTCACTATCCATAACCCAAACCAGGAGATCTCGTATATTCTCCGAAAATTCGGACATAACCCAACTCCTCTTGAGTTCCAGGATTGCTCGAAACACTTCCGGTAGTGCTAACTGTTCGGCATTTGAGACTAAAACTTGATTCTCGCCTAAATCCCGTAATGGCGATGACGAAAGAACGCTATTTTCCATTTTGGATCCTTTCTCTTTCATATTCATTATTTTAAATATTGCATTCCGATCCAGGTCCGGTTTTTTTTCGATCATCCTATCGGGCCACGTATTCGGGATCTTCTTATTTGCTATAGCATTACTGATGCCTCCAATGGTTATCCCAAGGAAATTAGCAAATTCTTTCTGGGTACGACAACCTGCCAACTTCATCAATGGACGAAGATTATTGGTTTTAAAAAAATTATCTTCAAAAAATTCATCTTCGGTGTATTTTTTTGTTGACATAGGTATAGTTTTGGTGTATAGTCCACCTTGAAGCTCGATACTGAGCAATCAAAGTAAACCAAAGCAAGATGATTTGTAGTGTTTTACCGCTTTTTACCCAAGCTACTACACTTTAGTTGGATTGTCAAGCAGAAAATGAATGAATTTGAATTTATTTTAGAGGGAGGAAAAAAATGAAGGAAGAAAGCGTCGTTCAGCATCAGGATGCAGAGTTTCTGGGTCCGCTCAGAAAAAAGAATTATGCGGAAAAAATGGAATATCTCCGTGAGGGGCAAAACATCTGGAGAGAAGGTACGTATAGAATTCTCCAGAGTGCCAGAGCGATTGAGCTGACCGGAGATTACACCACGGGGAATTACGAGACGTTCGAGGAATGGTTGAAGAAGGAGACCCCTTTTACTCTCGGAATCTATTATAAGTATCTGAAAATTGCCTGGTCATTCACCAAGGAGTTGATCTTCAGGGCCGGGGGGATACCAGCCTTCAGGCAAATAAGATCTTCTCAACTCAAAGACCCTGAGTACCCAAAAGTGGTCGTGGGCAAGATCGAGCACGAAGAGGAGGTAAATCCTAAACATCCAGATTATCGTCGCGTCCTTAAAGAACTCGCCGAACGGGGCGCGAAAGTACCCAACCCGAACCGCCCAGGGAACAAACTCGCTCAACTCGCGCTGAAGCTAAACCAAAAAACAAAACGAATCAGTCAGCTCGAAGCCGAGAACGAATCTCTGAAGACCAAACTTGGCAAATACGAGATGACGATCGACGATCTGAAGGCCCAGATCAAGGAGTTTCAAACCGGCAAGAGAATGATGTAGCCAGATCACCTTTGAAAACCAGACTTCCTGTGCGAGGCATTCAGGGCCTGAAACCCACAAGGCGAGTGCGAGCCAGCTCGTAGCTGAAAACCAAAGAAGAATTGCGAGCCAGTCCCTCAATGAAAACCACGACCCATGTGCGAGCCACAAAACCATTGGAAACCAGTCTTGCCGTGCGAGCCATGGAAAGAGTTAAAACCAAAGGATTCGTGCAAGCCACCGACGCGATAAAAACCAAATCAGCTATGCGAGCCACTATTGTTTTGAAAACCAATATGTTTTTTGCGAGCCAGTAGTTGTATGAAAACCAATAGATAAATGCGAGGAGGCAATTATGGAAGATGAAATCCGCGAAGAAGAAGAATTAGAAAACGGGGAAGAACAGAAGAAAATTGAAATCAAGCTGCCTGGCTATCTGGATGAACTCAAGCCGGATGTTCGGCAGAATCTTCTTGAACTGTCCATCTTTTGTTCCCGTGAAAGATTCCTAAAACGGGCGAGACAGTCCATGAAGAATTATGTGGCCAGCATCAAGAATATACTTTCCGAAAAGGGCTGGACGGTGGCAAAAATCGAATTCGTGGAAGACCAGATTAATGCCGTCCAAAAGATGATCGATCAGGTCGAGAAAAATATCGACCTATGCCTCTTCCGGATTTCGATCTGGACTCAATTTCTCGAAAAGATAAAAGGTCTAGGAGCCTCTACCGCAGGTGGGATTATCTCGACCATCGGTAAGATTGATAGATTCCCATCTATTTCTGCTTTGCGAAAATACTCCGGTTGGTATCCACAAGATGGTAAGGCGATCAGGAAAATCAGCGGGGCCAAGCTATGCTATAGCCCCAAGTTGAAGCAATACCTATACCATTTCGTCAGCGGGATCATGAAGGCGAAAGATCCTTATTACTATCCGATGTACCTGGCGGAGAAAGAGAGGATCTACAAGATTCATCCCGAATACGTGGATAGGAAGGCCACAAAGAAACAAAAGATCGATGGCATCCCAAGCCATGTTCACAAGATGGCCCTGAGAAAAGTTATTCAGATGTTTCAATCGGATCTCTTCTGCATCTGGAGAGACATCGAAGGTCTTCCCCCTACCCTGCCCTATGCAATAGCCGTTCTCGGGCATGAACATTTCAGGAATCCGCTCACAGAGAATCCGTATTACAAAAAGAGCCCGCTGGACTTTGAAAACCAGCCAGCCGCTGCGAGCCACTATCTTCTTGAAAACCAAAAGAGAGTTGCGAGCCAGAGGTCCGGTGAAACCCAACGCACTGATGCGAACCAAGATCCGGGTGAAACCCCTCGCAGCTGTGTGAGCCAGGAGAATCATTAAAACCAAATCGGAAATGCGAGCCAGGGTTGGCGTGAAAACCAAAAAGCATCTGCGAGCCATCCATCAGATGAAACCCATCAGGTTGATGCGAGCCAGTATTCTATTGAAACCCAAGAAGTAATTGCGAGCCAAAAAGAATATGAAACCCAATATAAGAATGCGAATTCAAGAAAGGCAAACTAAATGAAAAAATTATTTCTACTTTTTTTTCTGGCGCTGGCGTTGATGATGGCGGGATGTACTAAGGTTCCTAACCCCGAGATCATATATCGAGACAAGATCATTCTCCAAGATAAGATCGTATATCGAGATAGATGCTCAAGCGAAGAAAAGAGTTACCAATTCAGGTGTGGGCAAGCGTTTCAATATGGTCGCATTCAGGCGACTCTCCACCATAATAAGTGCAATCAATTAACGGCAACGGGGAAAATATGTGATTTTGAAAATCGAGAACAAAAAGAAAATTGTTTTAGACAATGCGAAGAGGGTTTTTTGGACCAAAGTAGGAATTAACTCCCCCCAACCAAGGGGAAATAAAAAAGGAGAAAATATGACAAAAGAAGCAACGTGTTGTGAGGAAAAGCTGCAAGAACTTCTGAATGTATGCGATCTGATGGCCAAAGTTTACAAAGATTCCTCGAACGATTATGCAGAACTTGGCGAGATGGACTCATCGAGATTATTCCACGGGATGAGCCTTGCACATGCAGTCATGGCCACCAAGATCAGGAAATTATTTCCAGAATTGAAATAGTGCTCGGCTGCCTTACCCCCGGGTAGCACCACATCGCGTCCTGAGAGATCGGGGCGCGACAATTCAAGGAGAAAATCATGAATATAAACTACAAAGAAGACGCGGAAAAGGCCATGCAGATGGCGATCGGGAAAACGATCAGGAAGATCGAGATCAGCCACAATGAGATGTTGGGAGAGACCATCGAAATCCTTTTGACTGGTGGGAAAAGTCTAAGAGCTCTCTTGATCGGCATCGATCCGCACGACCACGAATTGTATATCTGCTAGGAGGAATATGTTTTCGACTGACCGAATAGCGAAAGGGCTTTACTGGGATCGACTTTGGAGATTGGTGGATGGCTGCACGCCGTGTTCTCCTGGATGTCAACATGATTGGGCGGCTCGGGAAGCGAAATTACGCACGTATGGAGCAAAAGACCTTCTTGGTCCAGACGGAATGTGGAATGGTAATATTCGCGTTCGCCCTGATCATCTTGATCTTCCCCTTCACACGAAAAAGCCCACATCCTGGCTGATTCTGAATGATCTTTTCCATGAGGATGTACCGAATGAATTTATTTTGAAGACCTGGGAAGCAATGTTTAACCAAGAAAGACATGTTTTTTTGGTTCTTACGAAAAGAATTGAAAAAATGAACAAGTGGTGTTCGGATCATTCAATTATGCCAAGGGGACATATTTGGCCCGGCGTAACCGTATGCAATCAGCAAGAGGCTGATGAGAAAATTCCGTTATTGTTGCAGATCCCGGCGAAGGTGAGATGGGTATCAATAGAACCCATGCTCGGACCCATTAACTTAACTGGAAATGATAAAGGGCAATTTTGCAAAAAAGCCGCTGGCCGTCTTCTCGATGGCCGGGAATGGAATAAATTTCCGTAGGTAAAAGTATGAAAGTCGAATTCGATTGGAAGATTAATTGGATAACGGTCATGGGGATGTTGGGAACCATTGCGGGATGCTGGCTCGTAATTTGCGCCGGTCTATCTCTCATGAAAGCCTGGGGGGTGTTCTGAGATGATGGTCCTTCACGAAGAAGTTAAACTGTCTAACAGCCTATGGTACGTCGTTCTGACGAAGGAGAAAAAGACAATGACGATAAGTCCCCCCTATACGTATTGTCCTTCCAAATGCTGGAAGCAAAACGTCCAAGGCTGGAGGTTAAATTAAAATGTCAGATCCAACTTTAATCCCAAAGCTACAATCCGCTTTTAAATTGGCGTCCCTTCCCGCAGACTCGCCTATCTGGAGGTCTTTGAGCGGGGAGCAGTATAAGTATCACGAACAGGGTGAATATATCATCACCAACGAACGTCTCGGGTCAAACAAACGAGAACGAATCGTGGCCTTGATCATCGGAAGCGTGGTGGTGGAATGAAAGATCTACGCTTTGATCAGTTGGGTACGTTATCGGTCATGCTGCTTGCGGAAAATCGTAGGCAGATTGAGAAATGGGGAATCCAGGATAAAGACCCCATGGAATGGATGTGCTTTATCACCGAAGAAGTAGGAGAACTGGCAGCCGCAATCGCCGACTATAAATATGGGCGAGGTCCAAGACAGGACATCATAAAAGAGGCAATCCAGGCTGCAACCCTATGTCTCAAGATTGCGGAGATGCACCTTGACCATTCGTGAATGGATCTATATCGGTATCGTTTTTATAATCCTTTGCCTTTCGCTGTGGAACGTCCTGGAATACTTGGTCTGGAAAGAATCCTGGTGGCGTTATGAGCTAAGACGATATGAGAAGAGGATAAAACGTGGGGAATAGATTGAATTTGTTTGGCCAACGGTTTGGACGACTTTTCATTATTGAGTTTGCTGGAGTTGACAAAACAAATCATTCCCAATGGAAGGCTATTTGTGATTGTGGATTAACAACCATTATTCGAGCTATCAATCTGAAAAATCAAAACACCAAATCATGTGGATGTTTACGTAGAGAAACGTGTTCAAAAACCGGAAGGAAGGCCTTGATTCATGGTCATGTTATAGGTGATCATGCTTCCCCAACATATAATTCTTGGGTAGCCATGAAAATAAGATGTTTAAATCCTAAGCATAAAAAATATTTTTGTTATGGAGGAAGGGGAATTCGTATCTGCGATCGTTGGATGTCTTTCGAAAACTTTCTTACTGATATGGGCGAAAGACCATCGGGGTTGACCCTTGATCGAAAAGATACCAATGGAAATTATGAACCCGATAATTGCCGATGGGCGACGTGGGAAGAACAATGCAAAAATCGTAGACCAAGACAGATAGGGGCATAAAAATGGATGTGGGGCTGAGAAAACTGTTATTGGACGACACGCCTATGAACCGAATGGGCGGCCTGGGAGGAAGTGATAGTCCGGTAATATTGGGCGTGAGCCCGTTTAAAACAAAACGACAATTATTTTTAGAGAAAGCCGGATTAGCCGAACCGGAGCAGGCAGGGCCAGCGGCCAAGCGTGGAAAAACTCTCGAACACATCGTTTCAGAACTTTATGGAATTTTGACTAATCGAGAGGTTGAGGTTGTACGAGAAAAAATTCATCATCCCCAGATGGATTTCATCTGGGCGCAGGTAGACAGGAAGATAACCGATGCCGCAAAAAAAGAAGGAATCCTTGAAATCAAATGTCCGGGTGTGGCTGTTTTCAACAAAGCCAAAAGGGAAGGACTACCAGATTACTATCTGGTCCAACTCCAGCATTACCTTGGTGTCACAGGAAAATCCTGGGGAGCCTTTGCGGTCTTTTCCGCTGAACGCTGGGAGCTTCTTAAATTTGACGTGGAGAGAAACGAAAAGCTCATCCAAATTATCTTCCAGAAAGACAAAGAATTCTGGCAAGACGTTCTCGCCGGACACGTCCCGGAAGAAGATCAAATAGCCGTTGAACTTCCCGATGTCCAGCAAGGTGAAGTCGTAAACGTCGATCGGATGCAATACCGTCAAGAATGGGCCGAGATCATCATGGAGTACCGGTCTGCGGATCAGATGTACGAAGAGGGGAAAGCCCTTTTGGAAGTATCCGAAGAAAAGATCAAGGCCATGATGGAGTCGATGAGTGCCAAGATCGCCGAGGGGGCCGGGGCCCGGGTTTATTTCAAAGAGCAAGCGGGAAAAAAGACATTAGATAAAAAACTATTTCTTAAGGAAAATCCTCTTGCTTATGAAGTGTATGAAAGTTTCCTCAAGGCCGGAAAACCAAGTAGACCATTTAGAATATTTTTTCCTCGAAAGATTTTGATCGAATAGGAGTCCTTATGCCAAGTCGTAGCCGTTTAAAGATCAGGAGGAAGATAGAATTTCCGTTTGCTGAAGCTACCATAAGGGCTGACAAAAATCATCCGTGGTATCCGCTTCTTCCCGTCGAACAGTGTAAGGGCTGTGGGCATAACCGGGAAATAATATGTGACGTATATATGTTTCCCGAGCCCAAATGGGAAGCTGGTAAAATATGCCCAATGGCCACGAATGTAAAAAAAGAAGTGAAGAAGGATAGCAAGTCGATCGATCCAATTAAAGCCAGTAAGGCTAAGGCAAAGGGGAAATAAATGGATTTTGTTGAGTTTCAAAAGATCCCAAGATTATCCCGAGAATGCATAATAAGTGAAAAAATCGACGGGACGAATGGTCAGATTTATATCGTTGAAACCGATGCTCCCGGGGCAATCCCTGGAATAGAAAATGCCTTGGTCTATCAAGCAGAAAAGAAACTTTTAATGTTCATCGGAAGTAGAAGTCGGTATATTACCCTTAACAATGATAATCACGGATTCGCCAGGTGGGCCAATGATCATGCCAATGAATTGTTCGAGCTTGGCCCCGGAAGACATTTTGGTGAATGGTGGGGTCAAGGCATCCAACGCGGGTACGGGCTTAAGGAGAAGCGCTTTTCGCTCTTCAACACACACAGGTGGAGTGATCCGGCTGTGCGTCCGGCCTGCTGCCATGTGGTCCCGATAATCGACCGAGGAAGTTTTACAACCGACCGAGTAGAACAAGCATTGGATTTTTTACAAAGAAATGGAAGTTTTGCGGCTCCTGGCTTTTACCCTGCTGAGGGAATCGTGATCTACCATACCGCCGGGAATCTTCTCTTTAAGAAGACCTTCGAGAAAGATGATGAACCAAAAAGCATGAGGGAAAAATGAACCAAAATAAAGTCTGTTGCCTAGATTGTCTAAATTTTCACTGTAAATTAAAGTTGGTAGAACCCAGTGGGCGCATGGCTCTGTCTCCAAAGGCCATAGCCTACGGAGCCCTCGGCAAGCCCTTCAGTCTCATCTTTAGCTTTAAGGAGATCAAGGCCCAGTGCGTGGTGGGTAGATTGCTGGGACAAGATGGGAAGGACAAGGTATGGATTTTGAATCCAAAAAATTCATGGAAGTCCAACATGGAGATGAGCAGGAAGCGCAAGGGATTGAATCACGATCACTGTGATGAATTTGAATCTGATGAAATGGAGGTAACACATGGCTGAAAAAAATCTACCGCAATCTTTACAAAATGAACAAGTGGCGAGAACCCCGTTAAGTAGTGTAGTCAGTATCGAGCAGCAACGGGCCATTCAGGAAGTCCAGGGCATGATGATCATGGCCAAAAAATTTCCCCGAAATGAAGCGGATATCGAAGAAAAAATCAAGAAGGCTTGCCAAAGAAAATCCCTCGCCGAAGAAGCCAGATATGTATATCCCAGGGGGGATACAACTGTACAGGGGCCATCTATCAGATTGGCAGAGGCAATAGCCCGGCTATGGGGAAACATGCTGTATGGCATTCAGGAACTTTCGCGGAGTCCGGGCCATTCAGAAATGGAGGCTTATGCCTGGGATCTGGAATCAAATACCAGGCGATCGATTAAGTTTCAGGTTGACCACATCCGCTGGACCAAGAAGGGATCCTATGATCTCAAAGATCCCCGAGATATTTATGAGATGACCGCGAATATGGGTGCCAGAAGGGTCCGGGCCTGCATCCAAGGGATTATCCCGGCGGACATTTTTGACATAGCCGAGGAAGAGTGCGAAAAAACGGTTGCGGCTGCCCTGGAAGGAAAGACCGAAGACATTATTAAGGTCATGGTGGCAAAATACGACGAAATTGGCGTTAAGGTAGCCGCTCTCGAAAAGAGGCTTGGCCATAAAATCGAGGCCACGATCAACCAAGAGATTATCGTATTACGGAAAATCTTTGTTTCCATCCGAGACGGGATGGGCAAGAAAGAGGACTATTTCGAAAGCAGCGTCGAGCAGAAGAGCAAAGATAAAGAAGCTGCGTTGACAGAGAAACTTGCGGGGGAGCAGGGCAAACAGACGGGGACAGCTACGGATCCCACCATAGGGGATACCCGGGCCAAGACCGAATCTGATCCTGTTTCCCCACCCATTGCCGAGCAACCCCCGGGGAAACAACGAAGTCCTGCTGTGGTAGTCGCGCAGGCGCCTCCTTTCACCCCGGGGGAAGCTCATCCTGTTGTTATTCCAGACGGACAAGACTCCGTGGACCTGGACATTCCCCTCTTCGAACCGCCGGATATGCCAGGACCAGGTGTGCCCGATCCCCCAGCCGTGGCCCCACCACCACCCCCTCAAAAGGTAAACGAGTTTCGGCTACCCGAAGGGAAGACAAAGAAAGACTATGTAAAAGAAAGGGGGGGAAAGAACGGAATGGTGCTCGATTGCCCGCCCGGAGGATGGAAGCCAAATATGCGCGTTACGGAGAAATTCTGCCGCGGGATGTGCGATCACTATGAAGCAAAGAAGTGCCCGATGTATTTGCCCGATCCTAGCGAGACTGATGGAGCAAAGAAATAATGGCAGATTCGACCGAGCGAGCGATCGGCATCAATATGTGGAACGATCCCGAGATGCGGGACGTATCCGGCAAGGCCAAATTCCTCCTGTGGTATTTCATCACGACTCCACACGGGTTTAATGATTTGGGGCTTTATCTTCTGCGGCCTGCCTATGCAATTACAGACCTGGATTGTACACCAGAAGATTACGATCTGGCCAGGGCAGAGCTGCAAGAAAGAGCCCTGATTTCTTATGACGATCACATGGGAATGATCTTCGTCAAGAACTTCCTAAAATATTATCCGGCCAAGAGTCAGAACCATGCGATCAGGCTAAAGAAGGCCTTTGATGCCTTGCCGGATAGTCAATTGAAGGGAGAGTTTTTGGCCAACATGAGTAGGCCGGAGATTATTGGGGAGAACCGTAATGACATGCTAAGGCGACTTTGCGGCGGGGAAAAGATCGATGGAACAACCGCTGGATTGAGATGGGGAACAAAAGATCCTCTCCCAAACCTTTCACCAGAGGCCAAGGGGATGTCTGGCCTAATGGACGCATGGAATCATATATGCAAGCCAGCCGGTCTTCCGGGAGTTTCCGAGGCCACTCCCAAGAGGAAAGAAAAGGGCAAGAGCAGACTGGCCGAGCATCCTATAGAATGGTGGATCCAAATATTCAAAACGATTACAATAACGCCTTTTCTGTGCGGGACGAATGATCGGGGATGGAAGGCAAACTTTGATTGGATCCTCAATACTCCGGATAATGCACTTGCTTTACAGGAAGGGAAGTATGGTGGATTGGCGCCCATTACGAGGCCGGCCCCAGGACCAGTCAACACGAAGAATCTATGGGGTCGGTGTCCTGAGTGCCAAAAGGAAACGCTCAAAACCGATCTGGATAAATATGGATCGTGCCAGACTTGTTTTAAACCCCTCAGCCCCGAAAAGACCAAAGAATTATTTGGAACAATGCTTTCGGGCATAGGAAAGGAGATTCCAAGTGGACGAGCAGAAACCGGCAACAAAGACCGTGGTAATGACCTCAGCCGATTACCCCGAGATGACGGCAATCTTGAAGGAGATTCCATCTCCAGAAAAGACGCCTCCGAATCCCCCACAGGAGGGACCGGCACCGGAGAAGCAGAAGCCGTCGATTCTGAATTCCCGGGCCCTGAAGCTGGGGATAAAACAGCAAGAGATCATGAATGACCTGCCCGGCAAGCGCATCATGAGCATCGATCAGGCATCAGAACCCGGGAGGCATGGGATTGTCTTAAACCTGGACAATGGCCGCAAGTACATCCTGGGTACGGCCGGCGGGAAAGAAATGCTGTTCATCGGGGAGCTTTCATAGGAGGAAAATATCAAAATGGAATCGTTTTTTTACATTGCTGTGCCGGTAATGGGCGGCCTCTTGGGAATTTGGTTAGATTTGATTAGAGGAATAAAGGCCCCCTATCTTTTTTGGTTCATAGGATTTTGTACGGGTTTTATTACTTTCATGGTGTCACGATGAAGCAAGAATACTTCACATACGAGACGGATGAGTGGGTAGAAGATCAGATCGACCACATTGTGGATCGTTCGCAAATCGAGCATTATGTGATCGCCTTGAAGCAGTATGAGGACAAACGCAAGGCGCTATTTATCGCGCTCACATATCCCGAGAATGAAAGGGGGGATGAGAATATGAAAACCTAAGCGCACAGATCCAATATAATTGCTCGCTTTACATTCGAAGAAAAGGAAAAAAGGAAGCGCCCATTCTCGGCATGGGAGTGGGCGCGATTCAGGAGGACAAATGATCTATTTTATGGGAGTTGACCCCGGCATGACCGGCGCCTTCGCCATCATCACCGATGAAGGTAATTTCGTCAGAGTTGAAGACTGGCAAGATCCGTTATGGCCAGTACTTCAACAGACTCCGTTTAATATTCCCAGACCATGGGGATGGGTCGATGTAAAACTGGCCGTCATCGAGAAGGTCTGGGCCATGCCAAAGCAAGGCGTCTCGTCATCGTTCCACTTTGGGGAAAACTTTGGTGCATGGAAGATGGCCCTACAAGCCCTGGGAGTGCCCTTTATGGTCGAAGCCACGACGAAGATCCGGAAAATTCTCGATTCATCCGTACCGCATAAGCCCAGCAAAGAAGACTTGAGGCAGTATGCTATCCGACGTTTCCCCGATGCTGCGCAGTTTTTGACACGCAAAGGTGATCATGGACGAGCCGAGGCGCTTGTGATGGCCCTCTACGCCAGGAGCATTTATGGGCAACATTGATCCCCGTGAAGTACAGATTTTCGTCTGGATAATTCTTCTGAAGGAACTATTACGGAGGAAACGAAATGGTGGATAACGAGAGACCGATATGTCCACATTGCGGTAAGCCCCTTTTTTGGCAGAGAGAAGATTCTGATGCTGGACGACTTTTATGCATCTGCGGATATAGTGAGTGGTTCTTCAGAAATCCTCAAACAACGAAGGAAGAGTGCGCGAAAATATGGGGAGCCGATTTGAGATTCTTTAACCATAGTGGTGGCCCCAAAAAAACATTACGAACTTTTTCTTGTATAATCTGCGGGGAATCCATAACTCGGGAAGCATATAAGAAGGAAAATCTATGCAAAAAACCTGAGTGCAAAAGGCAAAGGCAATACCGATATAATGACAGATTGGTAAAACCCAAAAAAGATGTCTTAGAGAAATTCGCGGAGGATGGCGCATGATCATAATCCATGAGGATGCAGTCAGGTGGCTGAATCGGCTTTCGATATCCCTAATCATGTGTATGGCTGTAATGTGCTTCTGTGTCCTGGTCCTTTTGGGAACGCTGATAAAGGAGCGCCGAGAACATATCGAGTCTATGCAGGTCGCCAAGGACATACTGACTGCGGCAGATGATAAGATGGCCCAGCGAGAGGATCATGTGCGATATCTAAAAGAAGAAGTCAATAAATACCACAAGCGGAACTGGAAGCCGATTCCGGCCGGAGAAAAAGATTGAATCCCATTATTGCAATTTTAGTATTTTTGTGCTCTGTCGCGGATGACGTGATGTACGTATTCTTTGTCCAATTTATCATGAGAAAGAAGGTCATTCCGGCAAGCGTATTATCCGGTTTGCTTACCGGCCTGGTCTCGTTTGGAGTAATGATGTATGCCGATTTGCATGCCTATGTTCTACCCAATATCATCGGGAGCGTTCTGGGAACCCCATTGGCCATGTGGGTGGATAGAAAGTATTTCAGCCGATCGGTCGAGAAGCAGATGAAGGCAAATTGCCCAAAGTGTGGACGCATTTGCTCAGACATAACGGCTGAACTTAATGAGCGTGGAATTGGTAAGGTAACAGGATTCTGTAAGGTCCATGGTAGGGAATCATTGAGCGGTTGGGATTACGGGGATTTTGCACCGAAGAAGGTAGTCCAGCAGTCAGGGAAACAGATATGAAAGATTTGAGAATAGAAATCAAAATCAAAAACAATCTCATTTTCCAGAAGATTAAAGAAATTTATGGGGATATTTCCATAGCAGAATTTTGTCAAAGAATAAATATACAAGACACCGAAATGAGTTTTATTTTAAATTTCAAGAAAAGTCCCATTATAAAGCGTCGTAACGGACCTACAAGCTGTGGTGTTGATGGTTTAACGGGATTTTATTGGAGGAAAATTGCGATTGATATTTCAATCGCCCTAAATTGTCTACCAGAAGATTTATTCCCTGAACATTTAAGAGAGGTCCGCAAGAATTTCTATGCACTTGAAATTGACTCGGCTATTTTGATAGCCGCTACGGAGAGATCAGAAATTAAGAATCCAGAACAAATAATGCTAGCAAATGAAACAAAAGACCATACAAGGGAAGGTATTGTAAGGGTTTTATCTGCTCTTACAAGACGCGAAGAGTTGGTTTTGTGTAAACGATTTGGATTTGATGGAGAAGAAGAACTCAGTTTGGATGCAATCGGAGAAATGATATCGTGTAGCAGAGAGCGAGTTAGGCAAATTGAACTTAAGGCATTAAGAGAATTGCGGCATCCTGCGAGAGCAGAATATTTACGAAAATATATGTAGGAGGATAGACCGAATGCTAAATAAAATTTTTCTAATTGGCCGAGTTGGCCGGGAGCCCGAATTAAGATACGGTCCTTCGGGTAAGGAACTTTGCACGTTCTCGGTGGCTACTACGGAGTATTACAAGGACAAGTCAGGAGAAAGCAAGGAAAAGACGGAGTGGCATAATATCATTGCCTGGGGGCCGACCGGAAAGGGTTGCGCCGATCATCTTTCCAAGGGGGCATTGGTATTCATCGAGGGCAAGAATACCACGAATAACTGGGAAGACAAAAGTGGAAACAAGCGGCAGACTACCCAGGTCCAGGTAATTCATATGCGAAAATTGGCCGATGGCAAGGGCGGGGCGCCGAAGCCACAGGAACCAGCACCGAATGCTCCAGTGGGAGGACAAGGTGCGGAAGAAGACGTTCCTTTCTAAAGTAGCGCCAAAGAAAGATTGGACGGGTACGGTGAAGATTAATAAAAAGCCATATTCTCTTCAGAAGCGTCGATGGGTCTACGTGCAGAGCCCGACAGCTTACGAATGTACATGTAACCTGTGCGGGGGATCGAATATCACATGGTCAGAGTTCAGGCACATGATCTGGTGTTATGACTGCCAAATGGATGTCCGGGGGAATCCGGGAATCTTTGGCGGTCCCATCCCCATGGAAGTTTCAAAGATGCTCGGGATCTATTTTGATCGTATTCACCTAAAGACCGGGAGAATTTTGAACGAGCAAATATCTCCAAGTGGAAAAAGGATTGTCTGGAAATTCGACCGGGGGCCGCTGGCCACGGTAGGACAATCATTGATGCGCCTGGAGGCCATGACAACGATTTTTGAGCAAATGAAATGGACGGTGAATCAAATTTTAAAGGAGATGATATTTCCATGAAAGTAGCCTATATCGCAGGACCTTATCGGGGGAAGACACATTACGAGATTGAACAGAACATCCGGGCGGCCGAGGCCGTGGCCATCAAATATTGGAAACTGGGATATGCTGTCATCTGCCCTCACAAGAACACGGCACACTTTGATGGATTGGCCACCGATGATATTTGGCTTGAAGGTGATTTAGAACTTCTCAGACGATCCGACGTAATTGTTATGATGCCGAACTGGGCATTCTCTGATGGTGCCCGGACAGAATATTCCGAAGCTATGGATTTTGGGAAGGAGATCATCTACGAAAAATGAGCAGAATCCTTGGCACGAACAAAAGATGCTACCCGAGAGAATTTCACCTAGAACATGCGCTTAATATTGACCTGATGAACGTAGAAGTAACCGTCGTTCTTGTCGAGGGCGAAGTTGGCGATTACGCCGCCTACGTGGGCAGCGGTTCTCCAGACTGGATTGCGGAAAATGGCGATAAAATTTCCTTCGAGGAAGCATGTGTGCATTTCCCGGGCGGTCAGCTTAAAAAGGAGTTATACCGATCATGAAAATCGACGGAGACGTAGCACCGGATTGGATTAAGTGGGAAAAAACACTTGGTAAAGAGGTTGCCAAGTATATCAAGTATCTGCATTACCATCCCCCCAGGCTTTTGGGCCATCTAAAAGGTGGAGTTGATGCCGAACGGATGCAGAGGATCAAAGAAGAGATCGAGGCGAGAGGAGACGGAAATCATGTCAAAAGTATTTGAACCATGGATAGGAGTTGATTTGGACGGAACCCTTGCCTATTACAGTGAATGGAAAGGGATGACCCATATAGGACTTCCAATCGATGCAATGGTGAAAAAGGTTAAGGCCATATTGGAGACGGGAATATGTGTAAAAATATTTACCGCCCGAGTTTGCGAGGGGCCGGAGGCGGTTGCATATATCAAGCAATGGCTGAAAATGGTTGGATTCCCCGATCTAGAAGTAACCAACGTGAAAGATTTTGGCATGGTCGAACTTTGGGATGATCGATGCCGTAGGGTAGTGGCAAACAAGGGGGTCTTCTCAGAAAAATGAATTATCCAACGATGGAAGAAGTGGAAAAGGCCGACTGGGAGCAACTTTGCCGATGGCATCGGTTTTTAGAACCTCCAGGAGCATCAGAGCCAGGTGAATCATTCTGGAATTTTGTGAAAATTTTAAAGAAAGAGCAATATATTTTAAGTCGTATTGACGAACGCTTAAAGGAAACTGGCGGCTTTACGCCGGAGATCAGCAAGAAGATCGGATGGAAGGAAGAATGCAAAAAGCAATAGAACGCCTTCAGAAGATGGATCCGGTTATCCTCATCAAGTATGAGGGTAGTGTATTCACCGTCGCGCAGGCATCTGTGGTTCTACATTCAGGGGAACCAGGCAAAGAATGGATCGCCACGGCCGAGGGAATCGCCCGGAGATCGCACGTTGATGAACCAGATCTTAACCGGGCTCATGAGATCGCGGCGGGAAGAGCCCTGAAGGCCCTGGCCAAGAAAGTCATTTGCCGTCGGCCCATTCACCATAAATTTATGGGATAATTTCTCTGGGTGTAGCTCAGTTGGTAGAGTTCCTGGCTTGGGACCAAGAAGTCGGAGGTTCGAATCCTCTCGCCCCGACCAAAACTGAGGGTCGGTAGGATAATTGGTAATCCACTTGACTGTGGCTCAGGGATGATGCCAGTTCGAGGCTGGCCCGACCCTCCAGAAAGGAAATCATGCTTACCACTCTTGAAGCTGCTGAAAAATTAAAAGAGGCATCCAAAATACTAACCAATTTGCAATGCTCGCAGGATACCTTCGAAGAAGACTGGAACAATCTTTGGAATAAGTACGAAAAAGCAAAAGAAGAAATAGACGACCTAAGAGATCTCCTTTTGTCGATGAAACAGAAATACTCCCAAGCTTTCATTAAATCTTGCATCAGAAAAATTGATACATAGAGAAAAATCATGAAAAAGAAAAAAGAAGAAGTATACCAGATAACGCCTCTGGGAGCCATCGACGGTATTTCCGATGCTGATGCTTTGGATGCCCTGGAGTTGGTAGCCCGGAGGAAGGCTGAAAAGGTCGGGCATGGTGCGGTGGGCGCGGTCATTTTTGATACTCCAAGGGGTAGATTTGATGTTGTATTCCGGACGGAGGACAAGAAAGGGAAACATGGATAAGCCAAATTGCTACAAATGTGTTCATCGTTCGAATATTCCCGGAGATGCCCATTCGAGATGTAATAATTTTCAGGCAAATGTAACGGGTGATCCTCACGGCATATCCCACAATTGGTTTCTATGGCCCTTAAATTTTGACCCCACTTGGCTTGAATCCTGTGATGGTTTTAGCGAAGATTCCAAAGACAAAAAACCATTGCAAAAATTAGGCCCACTTGAAGAACTTCTTGCAATGTTGCGATAAGGGGTATTTCATGATCATAAAATTCAGCCATGCGTACGAAAAGATGCCACCGGATTATCGTGTGTCGAGATTGCTCAATATTGAAGCAATAAACCTGGAGGATTGTGATCCAGAATTTCTGAAGAAGGATACAGCGATTCAGGGAGGGGGACATTATCCCCTACCCAAGAAGGGAAAGTACATGATTCTGCGTCTGGAGTCCAGCATCATGAATATCCGTTGGCAGACAATCCGCCGGTGGACACCCGGGAAAGAAAAGTATTATCGGAAATACGTCGGAAAATTTGTGGACTGCGAAATTACAAAAAAGGAGGGAATATGATACCAGGATGGACAAGAGAAAAATTGGATAGGCTGATCCAAAAAGTTAAAGAGGTATGGACATCGCCCAAGGATAAGGGATTCTGGGAAAATCTTTATTGCCTAGGACCCGGAGAACACGTGATTATAACCTCTGAAAATCTCTATGCCGCCGAGAGTAAGGATGGGAATGTTCACGTTGCTACACTTGATAATTTCGAAAACAAAGCCCGCATGATCATCTCCCAAAAGATGGCCTACTACGGGAAGAAGCACGGAAAGAAGTATGCAGTTCGCAAGGTCGCGGGAGGGGTAAAAATTTGGAGAATGGAATGATCGGATATCTTCTCGCCGCACTCCCCATCGTCTTCTGGCTTGGCTTTGAGCTTGGAAGGGTGTATGGTAAGCGAAAGGCAACGTATCGTTTGGGCGTTGCTATGGGCAGGGAAGGATTCTATGAGTTGCCGATGATCCAATGGACCGAAGGATTCCAGCCGGAGAAGAGGCAGAATTAAAATGATCGGTTGGTATAGGCTCGTAGATGGGGAAAGAGTGTATTGCTGTTATGAGTGCAAGCACGTTAATCAGGAATACGATACCTGCATGAAGGAGAACCGGAAGTTTGAGAAAGAGGACGGTTGCCCTCCTTCCTGGTGTCCATATTCGCGGTGCGCTGATTTTACTCTTACTGATTAGTCATCGTAAGATTCAAAAAGTATGATATAATACTGTTGGGAGGATTAAAATTATGAATTTATTAGAAATATCCGAAAAAGTAGTTGACAAAACAATGTTTTTGGAAGAAAAGAGAATTCGTCCAGCCTTTGTTATCGTGGGGCAATTAGAATATGATCTTCTTATAGAAGACATGAAAAATCATCCTGGAATTTTGGAGGATGGAATGAAAGTATTTGGATTGAGTGTTGTCCCGGACTTTCAGTCTTCCTCCAGGATCACGGTGACGCATGAGATAGGAATGCGAAGTGATAGGTTACGCAAAAAAGCAGGTTTATAATTTTTATTGATTCGTCATCATAAGATTGCCGAGAAAGGAGATTGTTGTGGAAAAAAATCTGTGTGATCAATGTGAAAACCAACATGGGCCAACGGAAAATCTCTGCACATTAAGACAAGCATTCTTTATGGGGATAGATAAATTCAATGAACAAATTCGTATAGAATGTCTTCCTGGAGGGACTATTAAAAATGCCTCCTTCCAGTTTTCTTATAATTTTGAAGTTCAACAATGCCCTCATTATAAAGGAAAATTTAGTTATTGATTCGAGATCATCTGATTCCCAAACCTAAGATACTTCTTCTCCGGCTTGGCCTGAACCGATCTTCTCAGCATTTGTGAATTGATGGGCGGTATCACCCCCCGGTATTGAGACACTTCCATATTATACTTCTGAACATCTTTGATCACGCCTTGGCGCTCTTCCGGGGTCTTGGCCAGTCTAAAACGTGCCTCAATCTCTTTTCTCTCCGCATCGTAGTGCTGCTCGACATTGGCAAATGTTCGATGAGTCCCGGCCATCCGTGATATTCTCTCGGGCCGGAATCCCAAGGTCTGAGCTGCGGCTTCCGGGGCAGTCTCCACAATCGGTTTTCCGCTAACATCATATAGAGGCTTCCCGGTTGGAGTCGTGGCCCCCTGGCTGGCCATCCGGACCGCCTTCATGATATTTTCAATGAAGATCGGCGAAGCGTTCTCAAATGCCCGGGTGTACTGATCCAGGCTGATTTGCTTGTACGCTCCGGTAGCCTTCTGGGCCAATCCCCCCCAAACGCCCGTTACGGTCTCTGTGGCGCCCTTGAGAGGGTCACTGATAGATGGTAGACCGATCTTAAGGGATCCGCTCATATCCACGCCTGTGGGCAATACCTGGCCCAGCATGGCCGGGATTCCGGCGACTCCGAGCTGCTCCAGGGGTTCCCCGCCAACCTGGCGCAAAGTGTTGCGCATTTCTGTCCTGAACGGCCGGCCGAAGAATTTTTCCAGCTCATCAAGAATGTCATCCAAAAAGGGCAGAGCCGGGGCCCCCCCGATGATCGCAAACCAGGCCAAAGACCGGATAAGGACATCAGAGTTCTTAAGGCTGATCTTGCCATCAGCTCCACGCATAGAATAGATCATGGCCAAGATGTAGTTATGATTGAATCTTCTGAACGTGTAGGCCGTTCCGAGAAGTTGCGAGGCCAGGTCTCCACCCCTCATGGCATGGGGAAGATTTGCCCGGGTCATTAAGTTATGGACATCATAGACGTAATCACGGGTCTTGGTGGCAAGTTCTTCGCCTCCCAATCCCAATTCCTGATATACCCGATATGCAGCCAATGCCGCACTATTACGGTTAAACTTTTCTATGAGGGAGAACGGTGCCATCATAATATCCATTACGTTGCCAATGATCCCCGGGGTTCCCCCACGGGTTTCCCGGGAGATCTGCCGTATTTGCTGATCATTGTTGATCCCGGAGTTGACCATTTCGTGGAGTATCATCTTTTCATCATCAGTTCCATGACCCATGGCTACATCCCACATGGCTTTGATATAGGATCGCTCGGCGGCCAAGGGGCCCTTACCCAGGGGTTTCATGATCCGGGCCAAGAAGGGTATACCCTGGACAAAGTTCTGAGTGAAGTTCAAAGCGGCCGATCGGACGGACCCACCCAAATACCAGATTGCGGCGAACGCCCGGGCCTTGGACATGGATCGATCCATGGACTCGAAGTTACGGAGCATGCTGGAGGCGTAATGGGACATCTCCTCAAAGAGTTTGGGCTGATCCTTTGGGACGGCCTGGAGAGAGTCCATGAAGTCAAAGGCTGCTTCCTGCTTGGTTTCTGCCCCCATGTAACCAGTGATGTAGTTCATCAGGACTTCTTTGAGCCCGGTGGTCTTATAGCCCTCGATCAAACGTGGATTACGATGGATCTGGTGAGCCCCGGCACCACGGGCGAGAAGCATTTCGCCCACGCTTTGGGCCAAGGCGTTCCGTAAGCCTTCATGGGTGGCCTCCGGGATTTGTTCTCCGGCCTTGAGTTTATCGATCGATTTATCAATGAACCGCATGAGATTCATATCGGACATGCCGAAGAAAGCGCTTTCCTGCTCTTGGGTCCACCGGCCATAATTTACCTTGGCGTCCGGATACTGGGCCTTGAGATCCTTGACCATATCCATGGTTTCGCGTTGGGTATTCTTGAACCCGAAATAGGCCGGGACTTCCCGGGGATTCCCCTCAGCATCGTTTTCAGTTACCCAAACGGAAATATAGAAATTGCCCTTCTCTCGTTCCCGCGGAAAGTATCCCTTGTACCGCTGGATGTCCTGGCGGATCTGCCGGATGAGATTCATCGGCTTTTGGAGTTTATCGATGATCTTGGCGATGTTGGGATCAAGAGCCGCCTTCTCTTCATCCGTCAATTCTTTTTTGTAATTCTCTTGAAGTGTTGCAAATTCTGCATCGGTTAAAGTACGTTCATACGGACGCAAGAGCATCCTTTCGGCATGATCGAGCTTGCGTTTGAAAAGTTGCTCTAGGGTCGCACGTACGGAGTGATAGGCTTCCCGGCCAGCATCCGTGAGATGAAATTGATTTATAAGTTGATCATTGGTATAGATAAAATTCTCTTTGTCTCCTTGGGATAAAGCCTTTTCGACTTTATCCAATTCCGGGCCGCTAAGATTCAAGAATGAATTGGTGGCCTCTTTGAATTGAACCACTCCCGCAGATCGATTCTGCTCACGTTTCAGTTGATCTTCCACCATAACTTTCAATTGAGGATATTTTTTTGCAAGATGCCATGGAAGGGAAAGCTGTTGTTCCAAAATATTCAAATCTTTATTATCGATGAATCCAAAGCCCATCTTGTTCTTGACCCACTTGATAAAGCCGGGATCGGCGGCTGCCCGGTGGGCCATGTACTGATCGGTGTTTTCCAGATTATTGGCGGCCAATTCAGGAAGAATACTTCGGGTTTCGGGTAGAAGAGTTTTGAGTCCAGCGACATTTTGCGCGTCACGTTGTCGCGCCTTATCCATGATATCCTGGAAGCTAGGACGTTCGCCAATCTCACCGAGTTTATCATAGAAATTAGAAAGCAGACTGGGATTGCTTTTGGGACCATAAATAATATGGTTCATCCATTCCAAAAACCGTTGCCATAGATTTTTCTGCACTTGGCCTTTTTCTACTTTTTCAATTCCATCAATAGTTTTCAGCATATCTCTGACTTCGGGATGAGCCAACTGGGAAAGCATTTCATGGGGACCACTCAGGGCATAATAGAACTGGGGACTATGCTCTGTCAGCCCTTGCTCTGCATAGGTCTTGGATCGCCCGGTTCTATCGGTCTGTGGATCCTCCCATATTTTCTTTTCTTTTTCAGACATAACGCTTTCAGCCCGACGCATCATCTCCATGAGTTCGGCGCGATCTGCAACCGTCATCTTGTTTGCAATGATGCCATGGATGACTTCATGGAAAATAGTTCTGGAGGCTTGCTCGGGAGTTTTGTTTTGCATCAAAGATGGATCAAGCCAGACATCTCCTGTCGCCTGATTGTAATACGCAGCACTTCCCGGCTTCCGCGAAATCATATCCGGGCGCAACGTTTTGATGGGAATATTATGAAGCTCGGGGCTGTACTTCCTCAGAAGTTCTTTGCCCAACATCTTATCTTCGGCGGGGATGTCCGGGCTGTTATTGATGTGACGAATAGCCTCATGGGCTGGATAAGATTCGCCGGGACGCAAGAGGACTTTCTGATGTTCTTCGGGGAGACCTTTGGCAGCCATGTCTTCGGCGGGGGCCTCTCCGCGGGGAGTAACTTTCTGAATTTTATCCATCGGAACTTCGATGGAGGCCATGTCTTTATTTTTAATCAAAGACTGGTCTTCGGGGAATACGAGGGCCATCTTTCCGGGCGTATCATAATCCCGAACTTTACCGTTCTGAGTCTTTCCATTCTCATCGGTGAAGGTAACGAAGTCTCCGGCGCGTGGTTCTTGAGCGGGGGCTTCTTTCATCGCCCCCAGTTCTTCCTGAATCTTTTTCCCGAACATATCAAACTGTTCGCCTTGATATTTTTTACCCGTCCTCTTTACTTCGTGCTGCCGTTTGGTTTCCTCTGCAAAGCTTCGGAGAACCTTTTCGTATGTCTCTGGACTATCAAAACGCAATCTATCCAATTGCCGAGCATTCTCTTCGGTTAATCCAAGAGTCTTGATCTCCCGAGCATTAAGGGCCGGGGGAATCCCTGCTTTCTCTTCAAAATATTTTTCCAATTCGGAGATATTCTCTTCTGAATATTCCTGTGTAGTTTTTGCAACACGCGGGGTCTTGTTCTCCTGGGCGGAGATATCATTCTTGAGCAATTCCATTAAATCATTGCTGGTGGAATCCTTGGCCAGCCATCCTTCATCGATAGCCTGTTTGGCGAGCTCATCAAAAGTCCGGCCATTCTCTTTGGAAAGAAGCATGGGGATGCCGCTTTCTTTTTGCCGGAAAGATTCAGTCCCGGTTGATTCATCCCAGATACCGCCTTTGGAACGTACCCATCCAAGAAGGGTATTTGGTTCGTTAATTGTCGTCTTGGGGGTTTGAATCTTTTCCCCTGTCTCTGCGGTAGGCTGACCGGCAAATTGAATCTCTGGCCTGACTGGACCAGGGGCCGGTGCGGCAGCGGCTACCGCTCCAGGCTGGGTTAATTTTTCCCCCTCTTTCCCTTGCACGAGAGGCTCTTTCTGCGGGGCCACGGCTTGGGAAGCGACCGCTGGGGCGGTGATCTGTGTTCCAGCTTCAGGCTTGAATCCTTGTGGATTCATCCGGAATTCGTGTTCTCGTTCGCTGGCTCGGGCATGGGCCGGATCATATCCCATCCCTTTGGCCATCTCTTGGCGTTCAAGAGCTTCGTGATAAGTCAATTGAGGCCTTTCTGAGGCCTTGTTTGCATTGTCAATCCAGATGGTATCTTTGGGGATAAACGGATAGACTAAATCATGCCCGCCTTCGGTAAAATCGGTTTTAAAAAGAGAACGGACTTTATCACCATCGACCAAAGCGATACGCTTTCCATCTTCCGTGCGACCGAGATCTTGGAGTTCGACCGATTTTTGTTCTTCGGGAGTAACTTCCCCGGCAAGTTTGATTCCTTCGCTGCTTGCCCTTTCATCTGCTTCTTTCCGATCCCCAAGCTTCCGGGCATCTTCAGGTGATTTCCCTTCGTCTAACATCTTTTGAGTATAAAGGGCATTGTCTAGGAAGAAATGATATTCCTCTGGGGTTTTGCTCTGGTCGATCCAGACCTGACCCTGAGGGATAAACGGGAAGTCCGCGTGTGTACCGAAATCGGTGAATTCCTCCCCTTCCTTCCCATAATCCCGGCGCACTGTCTCCCCATCCACGATCAAAGCCTTGATATTCCCACGGGTGGCATATTCACTCACGACCGGAGCTTTTCCTTGGGGCGCTGGCTCAGCGGCTTTGGCAGGGGCAGGGGTAATGGGTTTCTCCCCTTCTCCTTGTACGGGGACGGGGGAGTTCGCCTGTCCTGGGGCTTCTGGCTTCGTCGGGGCTAGCTCTGCGGATTGTGGAAGTTTGATATTTATATTTTTAGGCTCAAGCGGACCTCGTGATCGAATGAGAGTCCCCGTTACGCTCTTGGTTTCTGGTAAAATTTCTTTAATTAAATCTTTAGCTTTTGTTAAACCCTTGACTCCAAGACCATTACCACCAAGCCAGGCTATGTGTGCATTTTTTGTATCTTTATCAAAATCAATATTTACTTGCCCTACTTGGCGGTTTCCTTCCTGAATGCCAAAAGCATAAAGAACCTTGTCCGGTTGATCGTTCTCGCTTAATTTGCTGATCGAAATTTGACCACCTTGGTATGGTGAAAATGATTCTTCCGTATTAGCAGGAGCCGCCGGGGCCGCTTCCTTGCCAGGAATCACCATGGGAGGCTTTGCGGCCTTTGGCGGGGTTGGGGCCGGCGGTTTTGGAGCGACTTCCGTTCCCGTTGGCTCTTTTGCTCCTACCGGTACTTCTGGGCCGGGCCCGGTCTGTGGGGCCGCTTCAGAAGGCGTAGTCGCTTTAGGCGTGGTTGGTATAGGTGCCTGCGCGGGAGGAGTTGACGTTTCCGGTGTAGGGGTTACCTGTGGAGGAGGAGTCACAGGCGGGGCAGCCTCACCGGGGGTTGCCTCCCCCTCGGGCGCAAGCTTTTCGATTTTGGGTTGGAGCCATTCGGAAACATCTTGATCCAGAGGGATCACTTCTTTATTGAGTACGGCTTCGGTCGCTCTGATTTTCCACATTGCTCCAAGTTTAGGATCTGCTTCACCGAGAACCTTGGCTATCGTATCGACGGTCTGTCCGCGAACGTCTTCTGGTGTATTCGGATCGGATAGTGCAGATTCGAATCTCTTGGACATGATCCGGTTTAGAGGATGGGCCATTCCTAGAGTCATGGCGGAAAGAACGGCCGTAGGGCCTACTACGCTCAGGGCTTCTTTTAAAAGATCTGCATCGGGTCGGATTCCAGACGCTTTCTCAACGGCGGCCTCTCCTGCTTGCTGGCCCATTTCCGTGCCGACTTCAACGGGGATCGTCACGCCGAAAAACTCTCGCATCATCCGGGAGAATCCGGGCCTGATAATATCTTTGATGGCGATCTTCCCGCCTTTGGAAACTACGGGGGCCAGGGGGCCAAAGAGTCTTTGGAGGGCTATTGTTCCAGCCGTCTCGCCAAGGGCCTCGATTCCACCAGTGGCGTATGGAGCCATGCCGGGTTCGACTTTGGCTTTTTCTGCGGTTTCCTTGGTTTGCTGGGCTTGGGATAATCCGAACAGGGCACCAGCCGCGATACCGGCCGGGACTACACCTGCACCACCAGCCGCAAGAACGGCCGGAACGGCTAAGATCG